GGTTCAGATCAAGGACAAGCATTTACCGCTGTTCCCGGTCCATATAGTTTTGCCTTTGATACAGAATCTGGTGGTGGTCCTAACACATTTAACTTTGGGCAGCAGATGACGCTTGGTGGAGCATCTACTACATTCAATGCTGCTGCGGGTGGTAGGTTTAAACATACGCCGCCCACTGGTGCAAAAGCTCTTAACCAAGATAACCTAGATGACGTTGCATCTAAACTTACAGTATGGTCATGGATTAAGAATAGAGATGCTACTGACTCACATATTCTTGTAGACAGAATAAGAGGGGTAGGTAAGACGATTACCTCTGATGAAACATCAGCGGCTGTTCAACAGACAAACATGAATACTGTGCAGAGGTTCTTACAAAGAGGTGTGCAGATTGGTAGCGATGTAACAGTAAATACTGCCAATGAAAGCTATGTTCTTTGGCAATGGCTTGCAGGGGATAGTGCAACAACAGGTAGCACAACTAGCCCTGCTGGCACTATTGCATCTACGACCATTGTAGCTGATGCGGGTCATTTCAGTGTAGGGAGTTACACTGGAAATGGTACTGATAACGCCACGGTAGGACATGGGCTTGGCGCTATCCCCGAAATGATTATAGTTCGTAATCTTAGCCGTCTTACCTATGGACTGCTTTGGCATAAAGATGGACATGTAGATGGTGGCACGGGTGATCCTTCAGAATTTGTAATGGATTTTGCAAGGGCAATTAACTTTGCTGCTAATAATGAAAAGTTTGGCGGATCGGATGAAACATACCCAACTGCAAATGTATTTAAGATAGGTGACCATAATGAAATAAATGCAAATACTGAAAGCCTTGTATTCTATGCATTTCGCTCTGTTCCCGGTGTGTGCAAAGTGGGGGTGTACCACGGAAATGGCAATGCTGACGGGGCCTATGTTTCGGTAGGATTCCGGCCAAAATTCGTTATGATTAAAAGCAATAGGAACGCAAGAGATTTTGTTGTCGCTGACACCACGCGGCATCCTACTAATGTCGTTGGAGAATTTCTGTATCCAAGTTCAAATGCTGTGGAAAGCGCAAGAGGCGTTACAAGCGGAAGTGATTATGATCTCGATATATTATCTGATGGTTTCAAGCTAAGATGTGCCGATGGTGCTTTGAATGATTCTACATCAGGTTCTAATTCTTATATGTACATAGCTATGGCAGAGATAGGCGGTAATGGTAGTCTACCACCGATCTACGGAAGATAGGTTATTTTTAACCTGAAAGACTAGGAGAATATTATGTGGGCAAGGATTATGGGTAATCAGTTGGTTGAGGTAATTTCTCAGCCAAAATCTGTGACTGTGAATGGGGTGGTTCATCCTAAGGAAATCTTTGGCTCTTCTTGGACGGATGATGAGCGTAAAGCTATAGGCGTTGTCCCTTATGTTTATGAGGGCAGCTATGTACAAAATATGTTTTATACCTCTTCTGAGTCCGCACCAGAGGTTGAGGGGACCAGAGTTGTTGTTAAGAGAACTCAGTCCGCAAGGGATATTTCAAAGATAAAGGCAACGATGAAAGCGTCGGTTTCACAGATGCTTGCCAATTATCTTCAACAAACTGATTGGATTGTAATCCGAGAGCAGGACAACGGCACTGCCAAACCATCAGACCTTGCAAAGTGGCGCACGGATTTGAGAGCGAAAGCTGCCGCGCTTGAAACTGCAATTGACAACAAATCAGATGTTGCTGCACTTGAGGCTATGACAGTGTTTACAGAAGAAATGCAAGATGCTGGTAAAAAAGCCTCAGAGTTTCATGATTGGCCTGAGAATCCTAGAGAATCCGGTGAATAAAATTGGCGCTTCAAAAATTACTTTTCAGGCCGGGGATTGTTAAGGACTCCACTCGTTATAGCGGGGAGGGGAACTGGTTTGATTGTGATAAAGTGCGATTTGTTAATGGCTTGCCTCAAAAAATAGGCGGTTGGGTTAAAATTAACGCGGACGCTTTTTCGGGCGTGTGTCGATCTCTTTTTAATTTCTCTAACCTAGCAGGTAGAGATTTTTTATCTTTAGGTACTTCTTCTAAGCTTTTAATAGAAGAAGGCACTGGCATCAACAATATCACTCCCCTTAGGCTGTCAAATGTTACTTTAGGGTCAAACCCTTTAAAAACGGGCAGTGCTTCTGGTGGTGAGATTACCGTGACCCACACGGCTCATGGAGCGGAAGTAAACGATACGGTAATAGTCACGGGAGCTACCACCGTAGACGGTATTACAGACGCTCAGATAAACATATCTCATGTTATCACAGAAGTTACAGACGCTAACACATATAAAATTGTAACCGCTGGGTCAGCATCTTCTGGGAATACAGCGGGGGGTGGCTCTGCCGTTGTTGTGTCTTACGAGATTAACAGTGGAGCCTCTGAAGATGCGTCTGATGGCTTGGGATTTGGCGCTGGGTTTTGGGGCGGCACTAGGGCTGATGCCACGACTACTACTCTGGCTTCGGGCATAAATAACTCAGTAACCACAATACCCCTTACGTCCGCGACAGGATTTGATACTGCTTCAACAACAATCTCAGCCGACATAGATGCTGTCGTTGGGCAGATAGACGTAGCCTCTACGACTGGGTTTCCTGCTGTTGGTATAGTTAAAGTTGGCTCTGAAGAGATGTATTATACCTCTGTGGAGTCTGCTACTAGATTGTCTGGCATCACTAGGGGATACAACGATACAACGGCGGCGTCTCATTCTTCTGGAGCGTCGGCAACATATGTAGGAACCTTAGTTATTGATGATGAAATTATTACTTATACTGGCGTATCCAGTAATGATTTAACGAGTGCTCAAAGAGGTCAGCTTGACACAGACCCAGCCGCTCACGATGCCGGTGCTACGGTCACAGAATCTTTTAATTTTGTGGGATGGGGTTCTGTTATACCAACTGCTACTGGAGTGCCATCTGAGTTTGCGAGAAGCGTTAGAATTTGGAAGCAAGACAACTTTGGTGAAGATTTACTAGCTAATATTTACAACGGCAGTTTGTATTATTGGGATACGAGTGGTGGATTTAGCAATAGGGCTGTAGAGCTATCTAGCTTGACTGGTTCATCCGGTTGCCCAACCACTGCGCGAGTTGTCATGGTTTCGGATAATGACAGACACGTTTTGGCTTTTGGTTGTGATGATCTTTCTACGGGCTTAGTCGATCCCCTTTTAATACGTTGGGGAGACCAAGAATCTCTTACAGATTGGGTTCCTGCGACAACAAATACGGCTGGTGATTTAAGAATTAACAACGGTTCTGAGATTGTAACCGCCGCAGAGACCAGACAAGAGATTTTAGTTTGGACTGACAGAAGCCTTCATTCTTTGCGATTTGTCGGCAATCCGTTTGTTTTCGGACAAACAATGATATCACAAAATGTGACGATCATAGGCCCAAACGCAATGACCGCCATGGGCGACACAATGTTTTGGATGGGCAACAATACGTTTTACACATACAACGGGCGTGTCTCTACGTTACCGTGTCCAGTGCGAAACTTTGTTTTCCAAAACTTAAAGTTTAGCGAGAGAAACAAGTTCTTCGCTGCCACAAATTATGAGTTTAACGAGGTGATGTTTTTCTATGTATCTGATGATTCAGAGGACATAGACAAGTACGTCATTTACAATACACAGGATAAAGTGTGGTACACGGGTACACTAGCTCGCACGGCGTGGATTGACCGTAGTATTAGAGAGTTTCCTGTGGCTACATCATCTGATGGGTTTATATATCAGCACGATGATGGTTTGGATGACGGCAGTCAAACCCCTGCTGCTGGTATCACTGCGTTTATTGAGAGTTCTGATTTTGAGATAGGCGAGGGGGATAGGTTTCAGTTTGTAAGCCGCATCATACCGGACCTTAGCTTCAATGGATCGTCGTCAGATGATCCCTCTGTATCTTTCTCCCTAAAGCCTCGTAATTTTCCGGGTTCTGCTTTTGGAACTGCTGGTTCTGCATCCGTTGCTGCAACTCAAACCGTTGATGTAGAGCAGTTTACGGATCAGGCGTTTGTCAGATTACGAAGTCGAGAAATGGCAATTAGATTAGAATCTACAGATGCTGGTGTTTTTTGGAGATTGGGTGCTCCTAGAATAGACGTTAGAGCAGACGGGAGACGTTGATGGCCGCGTCTTCTGAAAAAAGTCAAATAGTATCGTTTACTTTGCCCAGCCCGACTGTTGGGTACTCAATAGATTACATGAGTTCTCTTGTGCGATCTTTGGAGATTTTCTTTGAGAGATCACAAGAAGAAGGTAATATTAGGGGGTCAACGCTTATTCTAACTCAATTGCCAACGAGTGGCGCTGATCTCTACAACGGTGAGGTGTACGTTGACGAAAGCGGTTTTTTGAAGATTGTCCGGTCAGAGGATAACTTCACACCGTCGCTGTCTGGTTCTGTTGGTTCAGTAACGGTGTCTATTTCTTAGGAGTTTGTTATGGCGATAGTCTATCCTCAAGCGCAAGACCCAAGGCTTCAACCAGTTCAGATGCCTATGCAGGTCAATGCTCCGGTAGCGCCGTCTCAAGTTTCTGGGTTGGGCCTCAATAGAGGGCAAATTATGATGGCTCTCCAATCTGAAAATCCGTTGCTCGCTGCCGCTTCTGACAGAGCGTTAGCTGCTGAACGTGAACAGGTCAGGAGACAGGCTCAGGAAACCCAGCAAAGGCAAGCCCAAGAAGCTATGGAAGCGTCTCAACAGGCTGATGCTCAAGCTTCTGCTGCTATGACGAGAGCACTTCCGAGTGACGCTGAAGTTCCTGTTGAAATGAAAGAGGGTGGATTAGTCAAACAAGCGCAAAAGGTTCAGCAACAAGGCAGAAATGGCGATTCTATGCTGGTTCACATGAACCCGGATGAGTATCGCGCCATGACGGCTTTGGGTGGTCTAGGTGGGTTGTCTGCTAATCAGGTTACAATTAACCCGGAAACGGGTCTGCCAGAAATGTTCTCGTTTAAGGATGTTCTGCCAACCATTATAGGTATTGCGGGGGCAGCATTTGGTTTACCGACTTGGGCTATTGCGTTAGGAACGGGTGCCACAACAGCAATTACGACTGGTGATATCGGCAAAGGCTTGATGGCTGGTCTGGGTTCCTACGCTTTGGGTAGTTTAGCAGAAGGTATTGGCGCTAGTGCTGCTAATCAAAGCGTGGACGCTGCCGCTCAACAAGCTCTTGCAGCTAATGCTCCCGCTCAGGTTGGTGGTCAAACGGCTGCTAATTTGGGTGCAACGGGCGCTCAGACCTTGAATACACCCTTTGGTGGTCAGATGCTCCAGTCTTCGGTTCCAGCGGGTTTTAATTCTGCTAATTTGGGATTTGGGCAAACTCTTACTCCTCAACTTTCTACAGGTGTCGCAGTACAGGGCGGTCAAACCGCGATACCACAATTAACCTCGGCTAGTGCGACTGATCTTGTGGGCAGCACTGTTCAGAATCTCCAAAGTTCACCATTTCAATTAAGCACAGAGGGCATGAAACCGTTTATGTTGACTGGTGGAGTGCAAGATCAAGCCTTTCAAAAAGGGGTGGCTGCTTCAATTGAAGGAATGAGTCCAAGTGCGGCGCGGGAATCTCTAACGAAACAATTAAGTGCTGAAATATATAGAAGTGCTCCGGGAACGACTGGTGATGGTCTGAATCTTTTTGCTAGTGGGAACCAAGCTCCGACAAAACTTGATCTTCTTAGCGAGGGCATATCAAAAATAGGAACGCCCGGAGGGGTAGGCTACATGGATGTTGCCACTAAAGGTGGCATTGGTGCTTTAGGAATGGCTGGCGGCATGGGTGCTTTTGATGCGCCAGAGTACGATTATTCTGGAATGTCACCGGGCGGCACTAGACGTAGATACATGAAACCTGACATAGCTCCCCTAGACAGGGAAGTTAATCTAGAGGGTTTTGATGCAAGCAGGGCAGGTATCGATCCTCAATTCCAATTCTTTGCGAAGGACGGTAAGAAGGGTGAGTTAGATACTGTATACGCTCAGACTGGATACTCTGATATATCAATGGCGCAGCAGGATATGGGTCAGCCTCAAATGGGTTCAAACTCCATGATGCCTCAAGCTGCACCTCAGGCTTCTCAAATGCAATCTGCGATCATGCAAGCTGCAAGGGAGGTGGCGTCTAACAGCGCTCCTCAGGCGGTTCCTGCGCCTCGACCAAAAACTGTTGGGCTTACACCTAATGCTGCCGCAAATGCAGTATTTGGTATGAATCAAAATGTCCGTATGCAAGAGGGTGGTGTTCCATCTGAAGCCATGATGGCGCAACAGGGCATTATGGATGTTGCTTCTGATCAAGTTAAAAATAACCTGAACGAACGTATGTCTGTTATGCCTAGTGCTGACCAACCACAAAATGTGGAAGAGAGAGCAATATATGACCGCGCCATGTTAGCGGTTCAGGGTATGCTTGAGCCTGAAGAGGCTCAAATGGCTGTTGAGGAGTTTATAGAGACATTCGGTGCAGAAGCGTATAATATGATTAAAGAATTGGCCCGTAACCCAAGAGATGAGGGTGGGGTTGTGAAACCAGCTAATGGCAATACTACAGTGGCTGATGGCGCAATGCAGGGTGAAGACATTATCGCTGGTAAAATCATTGATCCTGATACCGGAGAAGAAACAGCAAATCTTCGTGTCGGTGAGAATGAGTACATAGAACCAGCAGACAGTTTATCTAGGAGAGCGATGGCAGCGGGTTTGCCGGGAACTCCTGAAAATGGTGCGCGTGTAAGGGGAATGGAAGAGGAGCAATTGCGTCAAGCATTTGGATAGTATGCAGGTATCGTTAGTTGACCCTAACTATGTCAGCGCTGTCTGGAAGGAGGTCGAGCCAATACTGGGTAAGTCCATCCATACGGCACATGGTCGTTACACAATGGATGATATCCTCAGGGAAATCGTTAATTTCGAGCAGCATTTGTGGATTGTTTTTAACGATGACAAAAAAATTATCGCGTCTTTAACAACGCGATTTATTTTTTATCCTAGAAAGAAAATGTTGGCTGGTCAGTTTTTAGGCGGCGTTAAAATTATGAGGTGGCGTGATCCAATGTTGGAGACGCTGGAAAAGTGGGCAAGAGATAATGACTGTGACGGTTTGGAGATGACAGGCCGAAACGGTTTTGAAAAAGTTTTGGGGCCTCATGGTTGGACGCCAGAATATGTTGTGTTTGAAAAAATGTTTGAAGGAGAAGGCTAATGGGTAAAGGCGGCGGCGGCGCACCACCCCCACCTCAACCTCAGCAGGTGACGACAAATACGTCTGGACTTCCTGAGTATGTAGAGCCATTCTTCACCAGTCTTCTGGAACGCGCCGAAGGTGTTTCTCAAGAAGAATATATACCGATACCTACTCAGAGAATTGCTGAGTTTGATCCTCTTCAAAGAGAGTCCTTCGATGCGGCTGCTTCTATTGCGCGTAGTGGTCAGCCTGAAGAATTCGACGCGGCTAGGTCACGTTTTCAACAAACTATGGATTTTCAACCCGGTTATACACCCGGCGTGGCTCAAACTGGTCAGTTTACTGATGCCGGTGTTGCCCAGCAGTATATGAACCCATTCATTGAGAACGTCATTGATGTTCAACAGGCCCGTGCTCGTAGGCAGTTCGAGGAGCAGACTGATCCTCAATTAGCCAGTCAAGCTGTTCGTGCTGGTGCTTTCGGTGGCTCAAGAGAGGGAATTGTTCGCGGTTTGGCCCGCGAGAGATTAGAAGATAGGTTGGGTGATCTAGAGGCAACGCAACGCGCTCAAGCATTTGAGCGAGCGCAGAAGGCATTTGAAGCAGATCAGATGCGTGGGTTAAGAGCGTTTGGTCTCACTGAAGAAGCGGCACAACAGGCTGGTCGATTGGGTATTGCTGGAGAGCAGCTTGGGTTACAGGCCGCTCAAAGAACAGCGGCTCTTGGAGAGGGCGAGCAAGCTTTTGGTTTGCGTCAAGCTGATGTGCTGCGTCAGATTGGAGAGCAGCAGCAAGCTTTCGATCAACAGCAACTGGATATTGCAACGTCTGACTTTATCTCAGAGCGCGATTTCCCCCGTCAACAAATTGCTTACATGGGTGGTATTCTGCACGGTGTGCCTGTCAGCCCGATCAGTGAAACTGCAACTTTCCAAGCTCAACCTAGTGCAGCGCAGCAAATGTTAGGTTTTGGTCTGGGTGGTCTTGGATTAGCTAAGAGCATATTTAGTTAGGAATACATCATGAGCCTTGCCAATATGTCGATCATTGAAAAAGATGATCTCATTAAGAAGATGCCAAAAGATGCTCTCAAGCGTGAGCTTCGTGAGCCTAGTGGCAACTTGCCTCTTTTTCTTATTGCGGCTCGACTGAAAGAAGTTGAGAGCATGGAGCAAGAGGCTATGGCAAATCAGTTTGCTCAGGAAGCTCAGGGTGACGAACCTACAATAGCGCATCGACTGGCAAGAGAAATTATGCCTCAAGCGCCCCTCTCAGGTATGGCGGCTATGCCGTCTCCACAACCTCGTCCTGACCCTCAAGGCCAAATGGCTCAGGCTCTTGCCGGTCCTCGGAGAGAGATGCCCACTGTGTATAGAAGTTTTGGTGGGCTGGCAGCTTTAGGTGGTGCGGCAAATCCAGCGACTTATGAAGCCTTGATGCAAAATCCAGAAATTTTGGGATTAGGCCCGTTTTTGGCGTCTCGTTTTCTGGGTGGTGATGATGACACACCTGATCCAGAACCCGCTCCAGTTCCCCAAGAGACACGAGTGTTACCTCCGACTGTGCAAGTACAGCCAAGTCAAGTTCCCGGTTCTAATGCGCCTGTGCAAATCGCTGGCGGCGACACACTGCCAACTGTACGCGCTCAATCAGGACTGAAGGGTAAATATCCGGGTGATGCTGCGCGTGTTACGGCAGAAATGTTGGCGGCAGCGGCTCGTCGCAGGAAAGAAAGCGGCAAGCCACGACTGTACAATCAAGGTCGTCAAATATCCTTTGAGAAGACAATTAAAGAGGGTGCGTCTCCAGCGGCTCAGATGGCTGCTATGTTTGGCATCCCTTCTGCTATCGCCCGTCAAGAAGAGAGAGTATTCGGTGGCATGGACACATTGCCCCCGTATCAGCCTGAATCCAATCCTATGGCGTTGCGCTCCAAGGGCTTTACGTCTCCAACCAGAACTCTTGCACACAGGGGCGCTGATGAGGGTGCATCTGGTTTAGATTATTTGAAGATGATGAAAGATATCGCTGGAGACAGTGATGATCTGCCGACTGTCTTTGCTCAAGATGGTTACCAAATTTATCCAGATACAATGCAAGGTTATATGGATCAATATGGATTAACCCCTCATGACGCTTTAAAATTAAGGCAGAAAGGCTTGGGTATACAACAGGCGGCAGAACGTAAGAGTAGTCAATTTACAGAGCAAGACCCGGATATTCTGGGTCAAGACCCACTTGAGGCGCAAGCGGTTCAGCTTTTAAATCCGCCTCCCCCCGTAACCCAAAGGGCTGGTCCGTCTGTCTCCCCTATCGCTACTACTACCGATACTGCTGCTGATCTCTCTGAGTTTCCTGCTGTTGATCTCTCTGGCGACCCAATGTTTGGCTATGACTCAAGGGCCGGTTCGCAGTCGATAGCAAGTCAGGAGGCACCACCGCCAGTGGCACCACCGCCAGTGGCACTATCGCAAGCCTCTGGTCCTGCTCTTGAGCAAAGTCCCCTCAATATAAATAAGATGAGAGAGAGGCTAGGCCTGTCCGGTAAAACTGAACCTGTCAAAGTTGGCGCAGTTGATTCAATAAAGGAATTTCAAAAGACATACGGCGCTCTTTTACCAGATCAATCCAAGGCTAGAGAAAAAATTACTAAAGACTACGAGAAAGCCTTGCAAGAAGAGAAAGCCAGAGATGTCGTCCCTCAGGGCTTAAAGGATATTCGATCAGAGTATGAGAATAGAATTGAAGCCCTTGACAAAAGTGGGTTGCCGTTCATGACGGCAGCGGCTGCTGTACTAAAGGGTAACCAGCCAACTCTTGTTGCTTTGACGAACGCTATGATTGGCTACACTGCTGGTGATGAGCAGTTGAAAAAACAGGGCCTGTCTCTGATTAAGGATATGTCTAAATTAGATATAGAGGTTGCGACCCTTGAAGCCGCTCAAAGAGAACAAGTCAATAAAGCTCGCGCTGCTGTCATGAAGGCTAGAGAGGCTGAGTTGACGGGTAATGAGGCAAGAGCAGCAGCAGTTTTAGATGTTGCGTCAAAAGCCCGGACTTCTGCTCAAAATCTAGCGATTAAAAGGGCTGAAATGGAAGATCGTAGCGAGCAACGCAAGACTCAAATTTTTTCCACAATAGCTCCAACGATAATAAAAAATGAGCGTGACGAGAGAATGTTAAGGGAAGCGACACAAGCTTTCAGGAAACGGGGTTTGTCTGAGGGAGAGGCTAAGATTAAAGCCTTAACCCTGTTGGAAGGCAAGGGAACTAATCCTTTGGCGGCTCTAGCGGCACAAAGGGCCGCGCAAGATCAAGCTTTTCAGATAACAGGATTAGCTGACAAATATTTTGCTGACTACTTTAAAAACGCTGGGACGGGATCGTATTTGAAACTTGCAAAAACAGAGGGTGCTCCTGAGAATGTTTCCAAAGAGGAATTGATTAAGTGGGGCCTTAGGAGTGGTAATATTTCTCTCCCTGATGATATGAACCCACAATTAAAAAATATAATTCTGCAAAGGGCAGGGGTGGGGAGCCAGTCTCAAGCTGGCAAGCAGAGTAAGGGTAGCGCTAATTGGAATGAGATGAAGTAATAATGCGCGATATTACTCTTCCTAATGGTTTCGTTGTCAACGGCGTTCCAGATGACGTTACAAAAGAACAACTGCGACAGGCAGCAATAGATAAAGGCTGGGCAAAACCAGAAGACTTTCCTCAAGAAGACTACGGTTTTTTTGATGGCGTAGGAGACCTCGTTAAGGGCGCTGGTTACGGCCTCACCTCTATGGTGCCTCTCGCCGCTGAGGGCATAGGTGCTTTATCGTATGCCACTGGACTTCCCATTCTGCCGGGTATGGACGCTGTAGAAAATTTAAATGAAAGTGAGTTAGTCCAGTGGGGGCGTCAATCTCAAAAAAACTTGAGAGAGTTTTTTGGTGGAGATTCTAGCTCTACTGCCTATGGCGTGGGTAACGCTCTGGGTTCGTTTGCCAGCTTTTTTATCCCCGGTTTGGGTCAAGCAGGTTTGGCTGCTAGAGGACTAGGTCTAGCGGGAAGAATAGTTGGGACTGGTGGTCAGGCGACTTTAGCTGTTGGCGCTGGGGCAGGAGATCAGGCAGAACGTATTCTTAATTTATACGAGCAAGAGGGTAACAAGTATCCCGCCGCTGAAGAAAAGCAAGCCATATTACAGGGTGGCGCTATTGGTTTAAGCGAACTTGCCCCCGTCAAGATGGTAGGAAAGATATTGTCTAGAGGGATACCCAAGTCGGTACCCGCTGAAACTCGAAACAAAATTTTAGCAGATGCAGCTAATATGTTGTTTAAGACAGCCCCTCGGAGAATTGCATCTGTCGGCGTTGGCGAGGGAACACAAGAATTATTCGCTGGGTACCTTCAGGATTTGACAGAAAAAGGATTATACAATCCTAATTTGGAGGTTGGTGAATCAGCTATGGCTGATTTTGGATATGGCGGCACTGCTGGCGCTATATTCCAAGGCGGAATAGAGCTTATTACTCCCGGTTTGCGGAGGCGCAGACAAGATAGACTCGACGCAGAACGAGAAAGCGAGTTGCAAGCGGCGGCAGCAGAAGAAGAAAAAATTAGAGAAGTCAGCCCTGCTGGTCAAATTGAAGACGCACCACTAGCACTGCCTACGCCTCAGCCTGTTCTTCTGCTTGAGGATATGCGTGAAGACAGCGATACGTTCATCAACGCCACTGAAGATGTATCTCCTCTCGTTGAGCAGACTATCTCTGAGTTTGCGGACGATTTGCCCCTGTCCTTTAATCGTGGCGCGATTGTTGCCGCTGATGAAGTTGGTACACCTGACGCTTACTCAGTTAATACTAACAACAAGGGTTCGTTTGTAGAATCAAAGCAGGGCGTCAAGGTATCCCCGTACTTTGCAACAACCGAGCAAGCATCAGAGTTTCGAGACGGCCTTAACTTAGGGGTGAATGATCTTCTTGAAACACAAGACAGGGCAGAAACCAATCGTTTGGCTGCTGAAGCTATCAAAGATGCTGGTTATGGTCCTGATTCAGCCAACGTATCAACTGGTTCTTTGCTAGAGGCAGCGCGTAGAACTCAGGTAACTGAGAGTATACCAGTATCTGACCTGCCCGGTGATACAGTAACGCAGATAAATGCAAGGCGTTTACAGACTGGTCAACGTGCATTTAGTCCTGACGATTTATTGACGCCGGGTGATTTAGCTGAAGCTGGTGTTTCTGAGGATGTCATATCTCAAGTTTCGCCATCTTCGTCTCTACAGGTAACCCCTGATGATATTCTATCCCTTGCGGAGCAAAAGAATATTATGGTGGAGGACGCTGGCTTTGAGCGTTTTGCACAGCGTTTGATAGGTAACGCTCGTATAGATAGTCCAAGTGTGTCGCCGGGACAGCTAGGATATCTGTACGAAAGTATTGAGCAGATGCCAGCTTTGCCGGGTGATGGGCCGCAACGTCTGCCTGTCATCAAAAAACCAGAGTTCTCTGGTTCTCAGTATTCTGCTGTTGTTTCTTTGGCAAAGCGCAATGGATCAGAGGGCATCCTAAAGTCAGATATCAACAAAACTCTGGACTTGAAGCGTGGCGCTCCGACTGAATCAATAATCAACTCCGCTGTAGAGCGCGGCGACCTCATAGAGCATCCTACCAAAAAGAACAGGTGGATGAGCCGTTCTGTGTACGATGCAGAGGCCCGTAGTTTAGATAGCCCGCTGAGGCGTGGTGAGCAGATAGAAGGAGAAGCCAGAAGACAAGAAGAGGCAGAAAGACAAACGCAAGAAGCCCGTGCTCGCGCTGTTCTTGGCCCCGGTATACAAATTCCGCGTGAAAGGCAGGAAGGGGATACAAGGTCAATCCCTGAAGCAAGCCGTGATTTCAAGGAGCGTATATCTGGTTCGATACTCACTCCAGAAGCTGAAAGCAAAATGGACGATATCAATCGGTCCATACAGCAGGAGCTACAGAGGTTTCAAAAAATCTTGCCCAAGGGAATGGCTATTGGGCGAGATATACAGGTCAAGCTGGTTGATTCTTTGGGAGGGGATAGAGAGGGTGCCGCTGCCGATCCTGTAGACGGCAAGGTGGTAATATCTCTTGCGTTAGACCTTGCTAATTTAAATGCGAAAACAACTGATCAAGTTAAAAATAACCTCAAGAATGTTCTCAATCATGAGGTCATACACGCTCTCAGGTCGCTTGGTGTTCTTACAGATGGCGATTTTGCTATTTTGGAAAAGTACGCAAAGAACAATAAGCGCAAGGGTGACACTTTAACATTCTATGAAGATATCAAAGAGAGGTACACAAAATATTATGAAGAGGAGTTGGGCACTTCCCCGACAGAGGAGCTTCTAGTCGAAGAATCTATCGCTGATGCGTTTAGGTATTGGGCAGACGGTAATGTGAAGTTAACGGGCAAGCCAAGAAGCTTGTTCAATCGCATTGTTGATTTCTTCAAATCTTTGTCAAACGGGTTTACAAATGCAGATATAACATCTGCCGAGCAAATGTTTGAGGGTCTTCGCTCTCCGGTAGGAACGACACAGAGAGACCGTGATGTAGGTCTGCAAGCACCGGATGCACCCCCAGACGCTGCTGGTGTTCAAGCGCCTGATGCTCCAACAGACGCGCTTGAAGAACCCACAACAATTGATCCGCAAAGCGCAAAATATTCCATATACCCTGTTCAGCTTGATGGTCTGGCTCGTCGTATACTAAACGCTGATACAGTTCAGGACGGTAACATTATAAGGCGTGTCAGAGCCTCTGATGTACCGCGTGAGTTGTTGTCACGTTACATGGAAAGGCGTCTGTCTAGAGATGAAGAGAAAGCCTTAGACAGACAACAGGCTGCTATACAGGGTAAGTATTCGTTAGCCCGTAAACCTGTGGACCCAAAAGACCCTGTCTTTTCCGCTAAGAATTCCAAACACGACGATGCAAAGATCGCTGGAAAGCGCGTTGCTCCGCGTGGCATGGCTCGTCGTTTATCAATTCTTGATCTCTTATATAACAATGATTTGCCAGAGCGCAGGGGGAACAACATAGGCTATGTTTCTCGTCTTATCAATTCTAGGGCTAAAAGAATTCTTGGCAGTAAAGCTGGTGATAAGGGAATCCTTATCGAAGATGATACAAGTTATGACAATTTAATATCTGACGTATTTGCTGCCGAGGCGCTTGCCGCATTGGAAGAAACTGGTAATGCAGCCAATTGGTATAGTGAAAAGGTTTCTGAAGCTGTAGATACGGCGGCTCAGTTGTATCCAGAAATTAAGACGGACCTTGATGCACGATTTGCGTTTTTAGCGGCCCTCTCTGTAACTAGCCAAAACACACCTGTTATGGAGAATGCTGTCTACACCACAGAAGTGTATGACTATTATCGGGAAAATGGTCGTTTCCCTGAATACTCAAAGGGCAAACATGGCCCTTCAATGCGTGACAACTTTATCATGCTCAATGACCTTCTTGATAGAATGGGTCCGCAAGGTGTTAGGGAGTTATTTGAAAGTCAGTTTACGGTTAAGGAACTGAAAGAGGCAGGTTACAACCCGCCAAGCGGAGAGAACGTAGACACTGTTGTTTATGGTTCTTTTCTTTTAGGGCCAAAAATTGGTCAGGGTTTCTATCAAAACTTAAACGGGAACTTTGAGCCAGTAACCATCGATATGTGGTTGATGCGTAGCATTGGTCGCGTGACTGGTCGCTTGATTGGAAAGCCAGAACTGATACAGGCTCAGACTGACCGTTTGATAGAGGGTCTTCGCGCTGATCCTGAGAAGAGGGGAAGCAATTTCCTAATAGCGTCCTTGTTCGATGCTAAGATAGACGGTGATGTTGATGTTGTGGTCGAAATAGCTGATGAGCTACGTCGAGAGCATGATCGCATTTTTAAGACCCCTGAAGTCCGCGCTCTTTATGAGCGGAAAGAGTATAATAAGCCAGAGTGGGCCAAGGCCGCTGAGGCCATCGTAACGCAACAGAACAAGCCACAGGATGCGCCGTCTGGAGGTAATTTCCGTAATGCTGTTCGCCGCATTATGAACAAGACTCGTAAAAAACTGGCGAATAGCGGATATGATGTAACCAATGCTGATCTTCAGGCTATCCTTTGGTATCCAGAGAAGAACCTATATAAGAAGCTGGGCGTTCGTACAAAAGAAAATCTGAATATTGACTATGCTCAAGCGTTTGAGAAAATTCTAGAAGGAGGTATTGAGTTAGATGCCGAAGGAAATGTTTTACAGACCGTGGGGAGAGGGGGCAGAGCAGAAGCCGTCGATGTCGCGGGAAGAGTCGAAGAAGATGGCAGAGAAATTAGCGAAGCTGATGGAGCGCAAGTCAAGTACTCGCTCGCAAGACCAAACGAAACGCTCTTAAACTTTATCAAATCTAACCCTGAAGGGTTTACCGTTACTGTGGACGGTGAGGCGGCTCCTGAGGGGTATGTTGTTGCCCCTATCAAAGACGCGGAGATGGTGATCAAGGCGTCTGAGCTTAATGAGAACACAGTCAATGAATACGCTAAAATGCTGTACGATGTGGCGCAAGCTACAGGGCAGAAGGTTTATGCTGGCGGCTGGTTAAATAAAGACGACAATCTTTATTACCTTGACGCGGTCAATATTTACAATGACCTTGACACTGCTCTCTATATTGCCAATAGTGCAGATCAGATCGCAATATTTGACCTGAGGACATTCAATGAAATCAGAACGCCAGAAGGAATCGAGCAACTCAAACAATCTGGAACTTACAGCGATAACGCCAGAGATGACGCTAGAAGAAGTTCAGACGAGGCTGCACAACGCTTTAAGGAAATCAGGTCTCAAGGTGAACAAAAGTTCTCCCTCGCGAGAAACGTAGAGAACCAGCGCAGAAACTTACAAAGATACACAAAGAAAATAGGCGCTCCAATTTCAGCCTTTTCTGGACGCCCCTTAGCTGCAAGAGACGAAACAGGTTATTATCCCCGAATTATTATCACCGATCCTGATGGTAAAAATCAGGCTGCTGATGTCTTTGTACCGAGTGGGTACGATAGAAAGATAGAAGACCCAGCAAAGCCAGAACGATCAGTCGGCTTCGGTGAGAAGCATTATAAAAAACACCAAGAGAAAGTACCTGTTCATACTTACGGCTCCTACAATAGTGTAGAAGATTTAGCTAGAGCAGCGCTAAAGGCTTACTGGCCTTTCCGCAACAATCCTGAAGCTGGCGGTTTTAAAGTCAAAGAGCAAAGCGGTCCCACGGGTAATACTCGCTACAGGATTGAATGGCAGAGTGAGGACTTTGGATATCCTGCCGTATTTGTGTTTGAGCCAATATACTATGACGTTCTCAGCCCTAGTTTTGTTCGGCAAAACCCAGAGTTTTCGGGTCGCCAAACTGCTCAATTGGTGACGGCATTTATTGGCCCGTCAGATAAAGTTAAAAATAACCCGATACCGCAACCTGCAATATCTATTGATCCGGACAGAACGACAGAGGTGCAGAAGGCTGTAGACCGGGGCGTAAATGACGCTATCAACCCGCCAGAA